AAAAGACCTGCTCCGCAGACCTTCATTTTCTCATTAAAAAGTGGAGCATGCGAGACTCGAACTCGCCACCTTTAGACTGCCAGTATGAATTCTGATCTGCGCTTACTATACTGACAAGCAGAAGGTTATCTATCCATTCAAAATCCTCCAAGATTCGTTTTAGTAAAAATCATCTTGATTTTCTATTTTATTTTATTCATTATTTTCCCTGTTCTAACGTCCAAATACTAAAAAGCCGCTCAACTCACTACTATAATTGAACGACCATAAACATTCAAGGGATTTCCTTTTCATACATTAACCAAAATTGTAAGGCATCAGAGAGCACAGACCAGCCAACCACTTTTTGTTGCCAGACTAAAACCTAATGCGTCCATAATACCCTCAATTTCCAATGAAAAGTACACTATAGATTTGCGAGCCATTTCTTGCCAGACTTGGTATTAAGCCAAACAGCTATAATAGAACCTATCACAGCCATTACCGCAAATAAAGATATTAATGCTTCCATATAATTACTGTTTTATTATTTTATAACCTATGTATGAAAATATATAGGTAACAAAAATACCTATAAGTATAAGTACCCAATTTTCTACTTTTTCTTGTTGTGTCGCAACAGAAACAACACTTCCTACCACTAATGCAGTAAAAGATATTTTTGCTAAATCATAAAAGAACTTACCAAGCGTTTCCCGACTTGTTTTCTCTTTTTCTTTAACTTCCTTCTTTACTTCCTGTTGTTCACTCCAACTTCCCATTCAAATTAAGATTTATTGCAAATATACGAAAATCAAACAATAAACAATAACATAAACCATTTATTTAACACACTTCACTCTTCGGCAAATTGGCCTGATTATGGCCAAAATATTGTCCATCGATTATATATCTATAGTGCACCTAATAACACATTATCTACATGCTGCTTTATTCGTGTGATTCTTTCAGATATAAACATCTTTACAGACATGTTGTTGGCAAAGGGAGGGAGTAATATCAGAATTTTTAAAGATGAAACAAGTTTTTATGTTTACATTTATAAAAGTACATGGTCACGAACTAATATTGAAGTGTTCTCTGATAATCATAGTAAATTTTATTTCACAGACGTGACAGATCAAATCAGTATATCAGATTTGGAAGAAATCTCTATATCTTGAAAAATATAGCGGTTTATTCAGATATTTATTACCTTTGCACTGCACATGGCGTTGTGCATATCAGGATCGGGTGGAACCGGCTTGTACCGGACCACCCGTTTTTTAATCCTATCCCAAAGATACGGTTCGCCAATCCCCCCAATCATTACTAAACCATTTCACTCTATATTTATAGATACTTCCGTTATAATTATATAATGTCTGAACACAACAGACATTAGGACGGCCGATTACAACTAATACACAATTACGGACATATTCTAATTGTGAAGATTCTGATAGTAAGTACATTCCACTATATTGCATAGAATCTAATTCGTCTTGAGATTTTATGATTCTATTATCTCTGAATCTCAACCACGTATCATTTATCCCCAACAGTCCCCCCAGCTCGGTATCATGGACTTTATTCTGTTAAGATTTTAGTCCAATTTTGCCAATTGTTATACCATTGTATACGTTTAAATACATTATCGTGTCGGAAAAAAAACTGAAGTTTACAACTACTCGATCCGTCCATAAATCCCAATGTCAATAGACCTCCCGGTGAAGAATCTGTAGGTAAATTGGTAGAACCAGTATATGCAAAAATAAATTCATTCATTGGGGTTTCATTAGCATCCACTGTCTTCATTCCTTTATCCTTAATGCATGAGGCAATCTCTATCAGTTCCCCCAGTTTTGATGCAAGTGACTGCATCGTCATTTGTGCGGCATCTCCGCTACTTTGTAAAACTCTTACATTTGCGGCATCTGTCACAGTCGGAAGTTCATTTTCATACACGTCATTTCCTGCTGCAGCAACGGCAGCAAATGTTGAAGTTTCTGACAAAGCCATAACCATTCTTGTGGAAACCATGTCCACCATCTCATCCACTGTTACATTCTGTTCGTTACCGTCTTTATCAACAGCCTTAAAACCAACAATATTGTCTAAATTCAAATCACTCATAATATCCTAATTTTATAAAGTTCTTATATAATTTTTCCACGCTTTTGAAGTGCCGCCAACCGACTTGTACATCTTCTTTCTGCCGCCTTTTATTTTATACCGGGAAAGATTGTTCCTGTCATAGTTAACGGGGTAATCCGGATTGTCTTCGTTGGCATACGCCTCCATTTCGTATGAGATGGTATAATACGCCGAACTCGCAGGATGGCAGATAGGGTTTCCCTTAATCCACTCAACAAAATACCGCCAGTAGTATTTTACCCATGAGCCGACAGCCTGTGCCTGACGCAGGTGTATGGTTTCGTGAGTCATACTCTCCTTACCTGCATAGGTCTGCATGTACTTCTCTATGTTCTCTTTGTTCTCAATACGGTAGATCATCCGTCCGCACCACATCATGAAACGGTATCCCTTGAAAGGATAATGCTTCATGGAAAGCAACCGAGGAGTGTCAAAATCACCCGGCTTGCTTGAGAACAGCATCTTGATTAATTGCCATAATTCTTTCATAAGCATATCTTTTACTCAATTAAATCCATACGTGTTATATACCAATGGTTGTTAAAGGCCTTCATCTCCAAAACATAAGGCCTTGCCATCTGAATTTCTGTTTTATTGTTATATGCTCCCGCCAGTCCGCAGAAATAGTTCGTAGCCTTGTACTTGTCCGGGTTCTTAGCCACCCTTGATGTCATGTCTACTACAAACTCTAATCTCAATCCGTTCCATGATGATGCGGGAGGAAGGGTTATGGTTCCGCCAAGACCATCAGCGGAAAAGAATGTAGATCCCTGAGTGGATGGGTTCACGGTCATGTTACCTTCTGAATCAGCCAGACTATCCATATCGCTTCCCGGTGAATAGAGAAGATCTGCGGTGATAATACCCGACACTTTGACATTACTATCCGAATCCCACGATATGCCCCCATCAGCCAATTTCCCCGATCCGTCTTCTTTTATGAGTGTTTTACCACCACCCAATTTTATATACGCATCATTCTTCTTGCCGGATATCTCCATATTTCCATTCTGACTCTTCATCATGCCATTTTTATACATGAATCCGGCCACATTCGCACCATCGGCAAACAGGGTGTCAGTAGCGATATTCACAAACTTCTGCATGGCTTCCCAGTTCGAATCCCCGTTGGCTGATGTGGGTGCAGCGGTAACGGAAGCGCCGTAATTCTTTACAAGGAAATTATAATAAACTCCCCCTATCAGATATATGACCTTATCCCGGTAATCTGCATTCCAGACGTAAGTCTGTCCGGAAGCCCATACGCCTCTGTCACGGGGAAACGCCCCTGTTGCTCCTGTTGCTCCTATGGCTCCGTCTTTAGCAACCCCCACACCTTTTTCAGCGACAAAATTATTATTCCATGCGTTTGCGTCCGACGCGGATTTATAAGCCCGGACGGCGAACTGAGTGTATCCGGCTGTCGCAGGAACGGATATCTGGCTGTTCAGGGTAGCACCTACATGCGCCAGCCAGCTTCCGTTATATTTGCGTGCGACAAGATATAACCTATTCGTATCGCTCACATTACCGCCTATATTCTGTTTCATGGTAACAACAAATGCTGACGGTGACGGTGTGCCTGTTGACGTGAAGTTTATCGTGCTTACCGGGCTGTCAAGCCAGTACGAAGCGGACGGTTCGACACCGGAAGTCATTTCCTGCCAGTCGGAGTTGACAGCCTTGTCCGATCTCTTCCCGGAAAGTATGTAACCGCCATCCTTCTTCCTTAGATAACTTCCACCTCTCACACGAAGAAGCGGAAGTGGCGGATTGGATGTTTGAACCTTGCTTAAGTAAGATCCTCCGGCAAACGATACTGTACTGTTTTTCGCATACGGAATGTTGGCGGACTCCCAATGACCTGCGGCTGTGATACTCTCACCGTCAGCCCCGTCCTTACCATCTACAAGCATGGGGACGGTTTCAACATCCACTATCTGGTCATTCACGTAAAAGACAAACTTCAATGTCTTCGTGAAATTTCCGCTTGATATGGCTGTATTGTTGTTTATGGTAGTTTCTGCTCCACCGTCTATGCTGTATTTCAATATACCGTCCGTTGTAGTGGATATCACGCCCCCCACTGACTTTTGTCTGTAACATGATACGGAAGACACGCTGTAGTTTCCATTCTTGTCCTTGCTTACCGAACTGGCAGAAACGATAATACTGTATAGCACGGCATCCGAACCGTCCGCACCTCCACGGACCCCGGCTACAGTGAATGTCAGATCACGGGAATACTGCTGCCCGTTCTTTGTAGCCCTGATTGTGATCCTCACCGTGTTTGTCGCAGCAAGAGTAGCTCCGGCAGATACCGATATTGTCACCACTCCCGTATTCTTGTCTGTCGCACACAGAAGATTTGTGTCAGGTGTACAGGTGATGCTGTCAAGAGTGAGCTTTTCCGTTCCGTACCACATGCTGACTGTTGTATTCCAAGTCTGTGAGGACACGACCTTCCCGTCTGAAGTAAGGGCTGCATTGACCATCTCGTTATCGAAGTCCGCCATGATGGCATTCTCTCCGTCCTTACTCCAGCGATGCACCACTGCCGGAGTGCTGAACTCTGACCATACACCGTTTTCCTTAAAACGTGTACAACCCCATTCAACCTGATGGTCTGCGTCCACACCAACAAAATCATCCGTCCAGCCTTCGGGGATATAATCATCCTTCTGCTGGCTGTCAGGTTTTTCGGGAGGATTATCTATGATATTGCCTCTTGTGTATATATACTCATAGTCCTTACCGTCTTTCCCGTCCGATATCATAAGCTGCCATCTTCCGTCCTGATAGATGTAGGTGGCGCGGTCAGTTGTGTTACGGTATGAATCACCGTTTTTCGGGTTGGCAGGAGCCGTGGCAAATTCACCAAGGAAAGTGATACTCTCTCCTTTCAGTTCACGCCCGTCAAGCAGCATATCCCAGTCTTCGTTAACCTCCCAGTCGGCAGGTTTTCCGGCAAGATAATAACCACCGTCCTTCTTTCTTAAGAAATTGCCGCCTTTGACACGCAATATCCTGATGGGAGGATTGGAGGTTTCCACCTTGGATAAAAAGACACAGTTGGCAAGAGTGACCATTGTATTGGCTTTGTACGGGGTTTTGGAGGATTCCCAATGACCGCCACCGACTACAGACAAGCCCGGATCACCTTTTTGCCCTTCCGCCACTTGTTTCAGCCATGCCGGGTTATCATCTGACGGTTCTGTTGTCGTTCCGTTATCATCAACACACAACCACAAAGCCCCGTTGTGTGACACCCGGTTATAGTAGGCATACTTACCTGCGGTCCATTCACCTTTGTCCAACGGAACACGCACTGTCTGTCCGGTGATCTCATCCACCTGAAAGATAAGCCCGGTCATGATAATGTTTTGAAGAACGGCCGAGTAATTGTCCGCATTAATACCGGCTACAGTCATGCCTTTTTTCTTGCCGAACCACGCAGGCATCTGCGCCGGTTCCGGGTCCCAAGTGTTGGCATTGTCAAAGAATGTAATACAGTTGTTTCCGTTGACTGAATCAATAAGTATATAGGTCTGACGTTCCGGGTCCGTAAAGTTACCTGTTTGTGCCAATACCATCTGCTCGGCAGGTTTCCAGTCAGAATGCCCCGGACGGGGAATGACAGTAAACTTCTTGGCGGTATAATCTGCGGCAGTCACCCGGAATTTCATCTCTTCAAAGCCATTCAGCTTGCCTTCGCTATTCTTAGTCACAAAATAGGTGGTAAGGATATCATCAACAAACTGGCTCAATCCGTCCGCGTCCGTCAGATCGGGAGTGATGGTGTAGGTTCCATCGCCGTTATCCACGTATGACAATACGCTACAACCGCCACCGGGGGAGTTTACCATACGTCCTTTGAAATAGGTTGTACGGTTATAGGCTATTTCCGGGACAAACAAACGCTTACGGAAAACGCCGCTTCCCATTTCCATGTCACCCTTTTCGTCTATGTATCCACCTGATACACCAGTAACGAAATCACCGAACTTGGCATATTTCTTAATCAAGACTCCGCCCAGTAAGGATAACAAGTACTTAGTGGAATCCGCCACGTCCTTCCGCAAGAATATCTCTTTCAGCTTCTCCTCACTGTTCTCTATCTCAGTCATTACACGCAATGCGCTCATCACATCCTCATCGGTGTAGGTGACATCCTCGTCACCCTGCTTTACGATGCGGTTTATCAGATTCCCGGCTATCTTAAGACCTTTGAGGAAGTTTATTATACCTTGCGCATCATCATCGTTCAATGCGGAAAGGAACCAGTTTTGTACAGGTGTGTCCTTATCCAGCGTGTATGCGGAGTTGGCGTGATCGGCGTTGGTGACATCGCCTCCGCCACCACTGCCGCCACCGCCGTTCTGCTTTATCTCTTCAACCTCAATGGAGATCTTGCTAAAGTTGCTGTTGATGCGGTCTGCCGTTTCGCTCCAAGTTCCTGTTTTGTTTATTGTATTAAGCTCCATATATCCTGTTCCACTTTTACCATTCCGCATCCGGGTGCACTTCTACGGACAGATAGTTCATTATTCTGATGATTAGGTCTCGTATCATAATATATGTTTTGAGTGTAATTGATAACTTTCTGAGTTACTCTATTCCGCCAAAACAATTCCCTCAACCGATATGGTCACATTCTCCATTATATTCCTCACTGTATAAATATCAAGTCCGGGAGCTGACAAAGTGCTGTCTCTGGCAACAGAATCTCCATTAGCCTTTACACTGGCCGAGCTACCATCATATCCCTCCTGTATGGTCAGCTTTACACTAAACTCCCCACCTTCAGAAACGGGAGACACGCTGTTATTATATGCTTCAAGCTGATAGCCGTTTCCCTGCTGCATTGTAACAGTATATGTACGTGTGGAAGCCGCCATAGCCTCAATGTCTGCGACAGGAGTCATTTCCATCATTCGGGAAATTATTTCACGGGCGATCCTTTCATAGTAAGGTATGCCTCCGTGTGTCGGGTCAATGATGGTATTATCAGTATAATGGCTGTAAAACCAAGTCTTGTTCATATCATTGATACCGGTCTGCAATTTGGATTCAACGTATTTGATCCCCCACAGATTCAGAACCTTGATCATGTCAGCGGAAATATTGTTTACCGCGGTAGAAGTTTCACACACGTGAGGAGGTAAGACAAACAGGATATTGATGTTACGTGCGACAAGCACCTGATTAATTCCGGTGTAATCCACCTCATTATAGTATCCTTTCACTTTCATATATCTGTAGTATAATTTGGACAGGAGCACATTGATCGCTCCGCAAAGTGTGTTTGTATCATGGTTCGATATGGAAATATCTCCCAATGTGTAGCTGCCTCTGTCGTTGGTTCCTCCTGCGACATTTATCAATACCGCATCTTCTGCGAGAGCATTGATACGGATATCCTGCCAGAAAGCATTACCATTTGAGCCGCTGATACGCGTTCCTCCGATTCCGTGCCATTGTGACATCGTACCTAACATCCGGTCTATAAAAAACTGGTATCCGGGATTCTGAGAGATGCTGTCCCCCAATGTATCAGTAATCTTGCCGGTCCACCATGTTCTGATATCCCAGTTACGGACTATCCGGTAAAGATACAGATAGTCAGTCGGCACAGCCTGTTTCACATGACTGATATACGGTGTCCTGTCTCCACCTCCGCCCAGTTTTACCATCAAATCACCTGTCTTGTTATTAATGTGGAACTCAAACCGTATCTTAGAGGTTCCTTTACGGGCTGCGAACATAAGATAAGGGGAACTACCACCTTGTGTGTTCAGTTCCCGTTTCGGAATATATGTACCATCATCTGTATAACAATATATATGTCCTGATGTAACACCCTGAACGGAAATGACTCCTTCTGATGGACAGTCTATAAAATCCGTGATACGGTATGAGGGATTGGATACAACCGCACCGGTTGACGCGTCAAGATACGCATTGGTCAGATTGCCGTTAAACAGATTGTATGTTTTTGTTTCAGCGAGCGACAGGCTCTCACCCATCTTCTCCCACTGTGCATTCTTTCTGCCATAAATACGGTCATCCACTGGCGCTTCTTCCACCGCATTGATTTCTTTCAGCAGATCGGGATTTTTAATCCAATACTCCGCAGAATTGGAAGGGGAGTCGTTGGTCACAACCAAAGAGGACACATTACTGGTTATAATCATGTTGACCTCTTCCATGTCTGCTATATCCACATAATCCGCAATCTGAAAATAGGATGCCGGAAGTCCCATGCCCGTCTGCGTCTTGAACGAACCGGTGGTTATTATAGCACCCTTATAATCCAGAATAAAAAATGTCACGCTATAATATTGGTTTGCCCAAATTTTATCGGTATTCTTTACTTTAAATATCGGATAAATGGCCCATCCATCAGAATTCTGCATATAGCCGATAGCGCCTTTTATAAACCGCACATTCAGTAGTGCGTTTTCCATATCAAGCATGGAATTTCCTCTCACTCTATAATCACTCAGAACATTGACCGGAAGATCGTACTCCTTGTTCCAGTAATTGACAAGGTTCTCAAGAAATATTTTACCACCATTCTTGGCAAAACACATTGAAACCTTGTTATATACGAGTTTGGTATTCAGAGTGAATGAGTACGTTCCAATTTCTGTATTATAACTGAAGCCTCCTGTATCATCATCTATATATGCCAACGCCGTAGGGGTGTTACCCATATTCTTCAAAATATCCTTGAATAGAATAAACGCCGGACTATCCTCCCTGCTGATCTCAATACAAAGATAATCGCTGTCATTTACATATTTTTTTGTTCCGGCAATAATCTTGACGTTATCTCTTATCACAATCTTGTCGTACAACGTTGTGGAATTATCAACAAGTTTCATCACATAATTAGAAAGGGAGTCATTTGGAGCTAATTCAGCTAGTTCCGTAGTCAGGCTCTTGCGTGTCTTGGGGTTAACCACCGCATCGGTTGTGGTAGCCGGGTAAATGGTTTGGCTACCTTTGGTCAGCTTATATATTTTTGCCATAATAAATCTCCTATATTTCTAGATTAGTAACTGTTTCTTCTTCCTCTTCCGGTGGCAAAGGAGGTACAAAATCACTCAGCACATCTTCATATTCATTATCCGACAATGGGAACGCCTGAATTGTATTATATGCGGCATAATCGGGATAAGATGTTATTTCCACCGTGCTTTCATCGGTTTTCCCGGTAGTCAGTACGATTCCTGTATCTTCAACGGAAACAAGGTTGCAGATGCCATCCTGAAAGTCGGAATCGGATATGAAGTATTCACGTTTTACTTTCAGCATACCGGGAGAAAAACAGGGGTTGTCGAAAGCGACAAGCAGGTTGCCGTCTTCCATGCGGCTGCAACCCACATACTCATGCCCGTCAAAGGAGGCTATGAACTTTCCCTTGAACGGATTGAAGTAAGTGAACCGGAAAGGAGTATTCACATCCCCGTTCAAGTTCTTCTCTATGATTTTAAAATCGGACTGATAATTGATTCTCATAACTATAATATTGATGTTACATCGTCTATCTCCTCGGCTGTCAGGTAGCTGGATAAGTCAACACTTCCGCCACCTCCTGTCGTGCCAGTGGCACTCCATGTTCCCTTTGTCTTGCATTGATATATAGGACCCGGTATGGTGTCACCCACAACAGCCCAGTCACCTACAACAGGAGATGGAACAGCCGCTTTCAGTGATTCAAGAGTAGGGAACAACCCCTTGTTGCGGATACCGTTCTGCTTGACCTTCTCCACTTCGGTAGAAGTCTTGCTAAAGTTGTTGTTAAGACGGTCTGCCGCCTCACTCCAAGTTCCCGTTTTGTTAATAGTATTCAGTTCCATATCACTTCACTTTATTTGGGCAACATGTTCTGATCCCATACAATCTCAGAACCTTTAACCATAATTATGCGTCCTCCCATTATCTGGGTCTGATATATATAACCGTCACTTCCTTTTTGCTCAACAACCATACTGTCCGGACGGAAATACAATACATCACTATTGGAAGGATCATTCATAAAAACACGGGGAACCATACCGTTCAATCCATATTGAAGAGATATGTCCAAAAGCGAATTACCATCATCATCATGAATATCAATTGACGGTCTTCCATATTCATCCTCAGGAAATATGGTTATCTCATAACCTGACGGTGAGGAAACCTTCACTTTCCCGACAAATTCAGGATTTCCGTCAGCATCCCATTTAATGTTCCCATTGGCAAGCTGCCCGGAACCATCCTCATTCAACAGTATCTTACCATTGGCTATTTCAACCTTTCCCCGGAAATATCCGCCCAAAGCATAGATATATCCTCTTAAGAACACATCACCGCCATGAGTCGCAACAAAGTTCGCCATATTCGCCCATTCCGTATCTGTGGGCTGGTAATTAGGATCATTACGGAACCTCATTACGGTCAGAATCGCCTGTTCAAGTTTTCCTCCTGCCCAAAACGCCACATCATCATCGTCATTGTATATGCCGCTAACTCCGGCGGTGACCTTCTGTAACTTGCCATTCTTGTAATTACCCAGTTGGATCATATTGGCCAATATCAGACCGCCAAGAATATCCACAGATCCATCCTTGATCGCACTGGCGATATAATTGATTGACTGAAAACCGGCTGTTGCCTTGTCGTTATCCAAAATGGACGGTTTCCAGTCTGTGGCAATGGTCCCTCTTTCTAGTTGAAGGTCACAAACGGTTGCGGTACCGCTAAGCATAAAAATACCTGTACCGTTAAATGCGAACTTGAAAGTGTATCTTTGATAACCGGACGTAAGAGGCTGAGTTGTGCTGAAATCACCACACGAAACAGCCACAGACACACCTTTAGCTTTAAAGGATATAACATAGTTCTCATTTTTAATCAATGATACGGACTGGGACAAACTACCGATTGCGGCAGAATATCCGGAGCCGGCAGCACTGTCCGCGGATACGGTAGCCACACCCGTCCAATACTTTAATTGTTTACTATACAAATCGGTATCAGCAGACAATTGAGTATCAGAGGACAATGTTTCACTCTCATAATCTCCGGTAAACCCGGAGTTACGCAACAGATTGACACTTCCGACAGCCGCATTGTCTATCGCATCCTTAGCCTCTTGGGCAAGATCTGCCGCCGCCTGTATCTCATCCGGAAGCCCTTCCATGTTACGCCATCCGGTGGAACCCTGCTCGATATGGAACATACCTTTGATATCAACACCTTTATCCTGAGTGTATTCCATGTAAGTGTTCCGGTCCTTGTCGCCAATATACGTATCTCCGTACACCTTCATCCGGGCCTTGCCGGTAGATTTGTCAAAATCAAAAGAAATAACGTCTTTCCCGGTCAAGGTAAAATCATTAATACCCTGATACATGATGATGGACGGAGAAACTTCGTTCACCGAAGAGAGAATTATCGCCGCCTGTCTGGTGATATCAGTCTTATGGCCCAATCCCACGATATCATCACCTGCCACCGGAACATCGTTCTCGACATTAGGATCACACACGGTCTTGGACAGGTCTATATAATTCTCACCTACTGCTGTAACCAACCGCCAGTAATAGCGGTTGCCGACATGATGCGAAATGCCTGTCTTGATATTGCACTCCTGTGCGATGGCGAGAGATCCCGGAGTAAACTGGTTCTCTATCTCAATTCCGTCTTCCTCTTCCTTGAAATAACAACGGTAGACATCATCCAACTCATCCACACGGTTGCATTTCATGCCTGCATGGGAAATCACCTGCTCGCCACCTACATACGTCTTCTTCTTTACTTCAAGCTCGTCAAAAACGGCTTTGACCTTGACATACAGATAATCAACAACAGCCTGTGACATACCGTTCTCAAGTACAGTGATTCCACTACCGTTCTTACCAATCAAAAGACCTTTTAAAAAAGTGATCAGACCGTTGGCCGTGTCGTTATTTATCTTTGAGATAAAATATTTGGAAAGTTCCTCTATATTTGCACTTCCCGATATGGCAACAACCCGGTCTTTATTGGTCCTTATGTAAATAGAAGGATTCTTATCATCATTATGTATGTATATCTCACCCTCATTCAACCCTTCCAATCGCTTTTCAAATGATGGGGATATTTTCGGTATAATCGGATTTCCTTCTGCATCCGTTTCCGAACCGTACCACAATATCTTTATAGGATGATTTCTAGCCATGATTACACATAATTTTCATTAACAAAAGCAGCTTGCGCCTTCTTGTATTTTAACACATCGTCCTCTTCAGGATTAGTTAGCAAAAATGCTATACCTGAAGAAGAAGTTGCGATCTCAGTTTTGCCTCCGATCCCAGCAATATCGTTTTCTCTAGGGCGTAAAGTCACTTTATATATAAACATCTGTTTTTTACCTATTGTATCCAGCTTTTCCGGGACAGAATCCCCTTCCCGTACATACAAATTACCGTCTATGTTAACGTGAGAAAGGCAAAGTAACTTATTTATGAACTCCGCTATATAATACGGAACACCACGACTTGTCCCAAATACAAAATCAAATGTCTTATAAGGAAGAGAATACATTTCTATTATCTCCTGCTTCTGGTTCACGAACTGTTCGTTCTCAACTTTTAAGTCCACCCCATCCGGTTTGAATCCTCCTATTATTCTGAACTGAAACATCTGCTGAACATCATCAATCCAGAATATATTATCAAATGCAGAATTATTATCCTTATGGGAATATTCAATCAATATAGAATCACCTATATTCTCACACACACAGAATTCCTCACATTCCTTATCGCCTATAGTTACTGTATATATCCCCTCCGAAGGAGATAATGAGGCATAATACATCTTAACGCTTTCATTAACATCATAAGTGAGCAGTGCTATTGACGAGGAGATATTGCCAATCTTATCATTCAAAGAAGCCAAAGGTATTTCACCGTTATCGCAGAAAATTTGCAGCAAAATGTTGTCTGACAAGGAAAATACTTGTCTGAAACATCCTGCATTTGAATATTTATATTTCAGCGGTTTGAAGAATAACGGGCAAACATCTCCGATTGATATCATGGTCTTTTCGTTAGTTTCTAGCAGCTTGCGACTTCACAAGCTTTCATTGCAAATGTAATAATTAAAAATTGAATCTTTATAAAGAATTAGAATTTTTCACAATCAAAGTTACCTTTGAACTTTGTGATTTTGTGAAATTGTAATCAGCCTGCTGATAATATCCCTGTATAACCTTGCCTTGATGTTCAAATTCAACAATTCCTGTAAGATCTTCCGGAAGCTCTACATCCGAAGTTTCAAATTCTACTTCCGCCACAGTAAACATCCTTTTTGAAAGAATTATATCCCTGCTTTCCCCCATTCCATCAATACCCACATCACTATTACCATCTGAAGACGCAAAAGTAAGCATCTCAACAGATGAACCGATATATGCTTCATTGGCCAAAACCATAGAAGAAGGAGAAAACATGGCATTGAACATTGTGTCAGGGCTGAGAACGCCACCCATAAGATAATCCCTGTTCAATATATACTTAAGTCCAGACGAATCAGATTTCACCCCTACCATAAATAAATCAGTGTCACTTTCGTTGTCTGTAGTATCTTCACCTATCTTGTCAGCAAGGAACTCTATGCCGTATGCGTCCGCACGGTATGGAGATATCATTTCAAGGCTATTGTCCGTCATGGTCACGCCTGTGGTATATTCATTCGTAAAACGAAACTCATCCTTACCATTAGCCGTGTCGTAATCCTGTTTGTCAAAGCCTATCCGTATGCGCGAATACACCAATGCGGAATTAACCTTCATCTCGTAATCGGATAAATCATCTATTTTTTTGACAACATCATCCGAGAAGTATTTGCCTCTGTGCCGGAAAGTTATCGTATTGCCGGATATGTCATAAGCGTATCCGAACACATAACTCATCCAACTTGCAAATTTGGTGAAGGATGTATATATTTTGGCTCCCGGAATCTTACGAGCTGATTCAGCCGCCAAGAGCATACAATTATCAAGCCTTCCGTCATCCATGCTTTCTATTACCCCCGTCAATCCGTCTTTTCCCCCGTTAATGCTTTTGAGTAGTCTGTTGAGCAACGTGCCGGGATTTACAACATCCATCTCAACAGGATTTATTCTGTTTTTCCATGATATCGTAACACGACTTTTTGAATCCACGGGATAAAGGGCAGCAAGGTTAGGACCAGACTGTTCCCTCCCTGACTGCACTTTGCAAAGGAGCACAAGCTTCTCTCCTTTAGCTAAGAATATATCATGATGTGCTGAATATTCTTTTTCTATAAGACCGGTGGAATACGTTTCATAGAATACCTCACTGATTGTTTCCAATGTCTTTTTATCCGTGCCAATTTTAGCTAGTCGGAAACGTACCCCGTTAGTCCAGCCCCATGGCGATATGATATTATAGCTTATCCAAAATTTAAAATCAATATCAACAGACAAATTGATGCTTTTTACGGCATATATCAGAGTGCCATCATCTTTACGTTCATCCAACACCTCCGTCCCATTATCATTTAGATAATACTCCGTAATACTTATATATGACTGATCCGATATCTCCGTGGCATTGCCTATATTAATGTCGGTTGCCTCTGTATATAATGACATGGGAAGCCACCTTTCAGCAAAATCCATTGACACAAAATTATCTTGATCCGGAATCTCCCCTACTTCTCCATTGTATATGTCACCTGTAGGAATCCATTTTGCCGATTCTGAAAGTTCAAGCCCGTCATAAACAAGAGGAATGGGACTTTTCACCTCTTCAACAGGATATTCATATTGGGTTCCCCTTTTAGCCTTTATCATGGACGCCACGCTATCATCCACGGCATTTATCTGTAAGATACTACCATTATCCTGCAATGTAGAGAAATTGAGAGCGCAACTAAACCGTTCATTATACAACCAACTGTTATTTCTTGTACTTATTATTATTGAAGCGGAAGCATTCAGATAATCTTCATCATATTGTTTTAACAGCAATATTCTAGCATCCCCAGCAAAAGAAAATTTGTTAGAAAAAGTACGGATAACACCGTCATAGTCATTTCTCTTGAAACTAGCCTTCACCTCGTCCCAATTCTCAAGATCATCAGTAACCCTGTACCTCAGACCATTTATAAGTAACTCACATCGATAATACATAATTATTTCTTTTTACGATTCAATTCATCGATTTCATCGCATGTCTGCCTAACAAGACAGGCGTAAGATCCGGCGGTCCATTCTTTCAGATTGATATGCATCTTATTATATTTTCCAATAGCGACAACTTCATTTATAAACCCTCGTTTTGTAGGCTTCTCCTTCGGTTCCTCATTCTTTTCCTTACTTATCTTGTCCAAATCATATTGTGCACGGGATTTTAACGCGGATATTCTAGCATTCATGACCATTACATCACCTTTCTTGCACGAATAACCTATCTTCATCAGAATATCACGCACCTCATCATACATTTTCAACTTCATCATGTTCTCACATGCCTTCATGCACTCCACGGTCATTGCGAGATTCATACGTTCATTACAATTCAATATCTCAGAGGATAACTGTTTGCTCCCAACAATTTCTATATAGTCATTGATAATTTTTGCCGATGCGGCCCCTTTGTCCTCACTGTCAAATTCGATAGTATTGCTATCATTGGTATAGATCTCTATAAAAACGGACAAGGGAAGTTCATATATGTCACTTGTATACCTCATAATCATATACTTTTTGAAAATTGCTGATAATTGTTTTCTCTTATCGCCTTGGCTAATTTTGCAAATCCTATCTGCTGTGATTTCTCCAGATGCCCTATCTTTTTCTCCAGTTCGCTATAATCATTAACTATTGATACAGGAGGAAGATTGTTTTCGCTTCTATATGCCATAAGACCATCAAAATCATTTGCATGAGCCTTTATCCTGTCCATATCCACAGCATAAGGTATAACCTTCGCACCTTTAGGGATGTCAACCAAAGTAGGGACAGACGGAGTAATATACGCCCCTTTATCTGTAACGATCGTTTCGGAAACGCCACCATCACCCACTACAGCCAATCCGCCTTTATGCGAATCAGTACCCTTGGCGTATTTTGGAATAGGAGTCGCTATAATAGTAGCAAGCTGTATCGCCCCCATAGCACCTAGAGCAGCTATCATAGGTATTGCAGCAGGGAAACCCAATTGTTTTATCGTCTGCAAAATACCACCTGCTATCTGTATAGCCGCTTCAGCTATACTGGTAGCTTTCTCAAACTTTGCTTGTTTTGTTCTTAATGCAGCTTTTTTCTTCTCCAATTCGGCATTCTTTTGTGCCGTTTTATCTTCCGCCGCACGTTTACGCGCTTCGGCTTCTTCTGTTGTTATAGCCCCTTTTTCTTCTAAAGCCTCTATACGGGAAATTTCCTCTTCACCAGCTTTCTCATTCGCTTCCTGTTCAGCCTCAACAGCCTCAATCTGGCGATCATAAATGGATGATATCATTTCACCAATTCCACTAACCATAGAAGCCCACATCTCGGTGGTTCTTTCCATCTTCTCACCGTCTGTAAGTTCTTTCCAAACACCCGATATCTTATCAGACATAATACTGAATCCCTTATCCATCCCGTCAAATATACCGGCAAACGGACTATCGATATCCGATGCAAGATCTTTCAATGCAGAAGAATAACCTTTCAACGCTTCAAAATTCCTTCGTGTAATATCCTGTTGCTCTTCCGCTTTTTTCACCTGATCATCCGCATTTATGGAACCTATCTCTGCTTCCATTGCCTTTATGGATTCTCTCAGCATTTCAATCTGTTGCTTGCTTACCATGCCCGATGCTTCCGCTATCTCGATCATTTTTTCAGTAGCATCTATCTGTATCTGCAATTGCTCGTTTGCGGCTTGCTTCTCCAATTCACGCATGGCTTCATCATATTCTTTTCGCGACATCAGCCCCTTTGAATAATTTTGTGTTATAATGTTTTCAAGCTCCTTATATCCAGTACTTGTAGCTGCTATACGGAGAGATGATTGTTCTTCTTCCAGTCTTAGCATCTCATCGGTATACTTTTTCTTTTCCTCGATCCTTTTTTCTTCGGCCTCTGCCAACTTCTTAGCATATTCCTCATTCTCTTTCGCTACCTTCTGCTTTCTCTCTTGAACCAACATTTCCCGGAGTTTGTTTTCTTCCTCAGAATATCCCTTTATAACTGCTATCTGGTCTTTATATTCTTTCTCTATGGCAGCAAGATTACGCTGGTGCTCATCCTCTATAAGAGAAACGGACAAGTCAGCCATTTTATTCCTAAGATTCTCTATATATTGTGCTAGATCATTTGCGGCTTTATCAACAGAATGAGGATCAAATGTAACATCTTCAATATCAATAGAGCCGGACAATTCTTCTATTTCTTTATCCAGTGCATCCATTTTAGTTATAACACTATCAATTTCATCTTGAACGCTTTCTAAGCTAAAACCTTTTGCAGCTCCGATCCATATTCCTAGAGGATTTGTACTATTGAAAGATTCACTTCTTTCCAAATTAATTTCAGCCTCTTTTCTTATCAAATCATTATATTCACTTTGTAAATCCAAACGCTCCTTAGATTTTTCAACTAATTTATTTTCAATAGCTCTAGCCTTTGCAGCAGCAATTATAGAGGTTGATAGTCTTTGATAACTATCAGCCGCTTTCCCTATAAGAATATTTTCATCACTTATGTTTTTAAAATATGAAGGATATTGCTTTTTCAATTCCTCAACGGCTTTTTTTCGTTCTCCCATAGGTTTATTCAAATTGACAGCCGCCCTATATAATATATCCAATTTAACAGCTTCATCTTGGGAATTTTTTACACCTTCTTTTTGAGCTTTATTCAAATCCTCCTGAAACTGTTTTAGATAATCAATTTCTTTTCTTGCATCAAACAGGCTACCTACCCATTTGGTTATCTCACCTCCATAACTCGATAAAAGAGTTATCCCAACAACTAAAGCTGTCTGCCAACTAAGAAGGGAGCCTAATACTTGTTTAAATACAGGTGTAGCAGTCTGCCCCGATTTCTTAAGAAGTTCATATTCCACCCTTGCTTTCTTTAACTCATCAACAAACATAGGAAGGTTATTGGATATGGCAAGAAAGAAAGTATTGGCACTAACAGACAAAGCTGGAAGTTCTCTCGCAATCTGTTGTATGGAAACATTAAGCCCATTCCAACCCGAAGCATAATTACCTACATTACGTTGGTAATTGCCCATCTGTGCATCTATATCCTTTAGTTGCTGATTCAGCTTACCGATATTGTTCAAGATATCCATACCTTTTGCCCCCTCACGTGCAGCTTGTGAAAGGTTATAATATTCTTTTTCCAGTTGAAGCATTGAAGCCTTCATCTCGTTATAGCTTCCTGTTGTGGCTATCGCTACCTGTGTATGATTTCTCAATATCGCCGAATACTGTTTATTCTGCTCTGTCAGCGTGCGTAACTGGGACACCGTAGCATCTCTTTTGGACTTGTACTCCTCTTCGCTGATAGAACCTGTCTTATACTCCTTCGATAATTCCCTCAGAGATGTTCTTAAGGCTGAAATTGTTTCTTTGTTATCACTTAATCTACTGTTCAATTCGGAAGCTTGTGCATCAAAAGCCTTTACCGTCTGACGGATTGAATCAAAATCAGCAGCAGTCATGGATATTTTCTTGGATGCCTCTTGGAATGAAACAGAAGCAGTTTCCGCATCCTGTGACACGTTTTTCAAGTCTTCGGAAGCGCCTCTCAGATTTATTTTCACTTCCGTTATCTTATCTGCCAATGTATTCAATGGTTTGGTAAGAAGCTCTATCTTACGGGAAATATCAGTCAATAACTTTAATTGACTAGTCTGTAATTCAGACAATCTATTTTGAGAAGCATATAATTTGGTTATTGTAGCATTATAACTGTCAACCTTAGACTGGTATTCTTTTAGATTACCCGGCTTAAAATTTATGCCCTCACTTAATTGTTTTGTGAAATTCGCATATTCGGAAGATGTGGTTTGAATATTAATCCTTATCTCATTTAACTTCTTAACGATGTTAGGATCAATCGCATCAGTAATTTTAAATTCTGCTCCTGCCATAGTCTTTTCGTAAGTTTTGGGTGATGCATGACTTCATGCACCTTCTAAGAGCAAAGATAGTAATTTTATTGATATTATGAAGATAAGGGAATAAAAAAGGGAGAAGCCATAACTTCTCCCCATAAAAAATAATATTTCATTTTATTCTTTGATATTCCGTATAATAAAGGACTTTATAAGATTCTTCGATGTTGCTTAAATCAGAAAGAACCTTTATTTTCCCAGTCCTCTCTATTTTTATTATGGAAAATATACTTTGAGGCAATTTAGGCAACATTTCTTTTACTGTTTCTATTTCTTCCTCTGTTACATATTTTCCCCATTTACCTATATATTCATCTACATGTAATCTCACTGGAACAATATTATCTTCTTTCTTAACTTTCCCATCTTTATTCAATGTATTATCTTTAATATAGCATTGAAGCATTTCTCTTATATTTCGAATATTATTCGTCATTCCCCATAATTTAAAGAATAAAATAATTTGCAAAATTGCAAATATGACCATAATTAATTCTAATACTACCATAATACTTTTATCTATAGTTATAATAATTGGGTTATTTTCAGCAAAATAATATAAACTAAAACACAATTCAAAATATTGTGACATATTTATTTATAATTTAGAATATTGTCTAAATAAATTACAAACATAGCGTTTCAATCTTTATGTTTAAATTTCACCTTCTCACTTCTTTTCCCAGTGCATACAATCAGTTTGAGATGTTTGCCGTATATCTGTTCAAGTCTATTATTTTGTTCTTCCATTTTTTGAAGTATAATTTCTAATTTATCTATTGTTTTCATAGTCTTTTCGGGTTATGTTGCGAATCGCAACGTTAACGGATGTAAATAGTCTGCCCACCTCGTAAGATAAGGTGGGAAAGACTTGATTAATATGTGATTTTTAAATTACGCGGCTGGATTCAGCTCACCTTTTATTTGCTTGATGGCTTTCTTCACGTTCCAATCATTTTCATATATAGCAATGATAATCGCCTACCTCGCTGCGTCCAGACCGTATATGTGTTGGTATAGGTATTACCTCTTTCACTTGTGAAAATATTGGTTCTCGTTTCATGCATACCCCATTTGTCGTAGGGCGATTTAAGAAGCCATTGCCCAGACTGCCTAAACTGTATTCCAAGTTCTTTCAGTTTGTTATTCAGTTTCTCTGCCGACATACCTATTTCTTTTGCAATTTGAGCTGTGGTAAGGGCATTCACACTCTGCAAGTGGTTGTCGTAGTAGCTGACTTTTGGGGCGGATTGTATAAGTTCTTTCTGCTGGAGTTCGATTGTTTCCTGCTGCTGTTGGACTTCTAATGCAAGAGTTTGATTTTTCTCGTATTGGTCTGCCCATGCACGGGCGGCTTCGGCAGGATTATTAAAATTTGGGAGTTGGGGTTGAAGTGATGCATTTCCAGTAGTTAATAACTCCTCTATCTTATCATCAACCCAAATGGCAAAATCAGTGGACAACTTTTGAGCGACACGGATAGCGACTTTCTGATGTGCCCATGTGCCTTGTTTTCTTCCATCTGAATGATTTCCTCTTGTAACTTGCAGCAAATCAGCCGAACTAAAATTCTTTATTTCACTCAAACGACCTACATAATCGGTTAATTCCTTTGAATTGATAATAGTGGATAGATTCTTGTCGGGAAACGGTTTTGCAAAGTCAGTAAGGCATACAAGAATATACCCATTCATTTTGCGCATTCTTACACTATTCCCATTATAAGAGAATATTTGCCCCATGTCGGAAGGGCTTGCCGTACCTAACACAGCAACGCTATTGCTGTTTGAGTAATTTTCATTCAACTGCAGCATAAACAATGAAAATTAAAAGTTAATAAATAAAGAAAGCAGAGAATTTCTCCAACTTGCTACAGTTCCATATCGGCTTTGGGGCGAATATGTACGGAGAAACCTCTGCTTATATTTTAAGCAATACTTTAATATCGGGCATAAAAAATCCCCAATCCGAATATGATAATAAAACTGTAGCGGCACAAAGTTACAACATTTTTTCAAACAAACAAATAATGAAAATATATTTTTCATTGTTATTTTCACACACATAATATCCATCTTTCTAATGACTTTCAACACGCCACAATATGCCTTACCTGTAATTTCTGCAATTTGCAGTGAACTTATTGTTCTTTTTTCGCCATTTTCCCCATCAATAGGTACTAACTTATTAAAATTTTCCATATCTTTGCGATATAAGATTAATATTGTTCCCCGTTGGCGGCTCAGTCACTTCCGCCTTTGGGGATTTATTTTGACTGATTGTAGCAGGTGGGGAATCGAACCTCATTGTGCCATTATTCACTCCTGCTTTCCTCCCTTATACTATCCACGCTTGGAATCGTATAAAAAGAAAGTTCCGTAATAGGTGCAAGCTACTACGGAACAGTCATATATAAACTCCAATAGGAGAATATTTAATCAACATCAAGTAACGCTTTGCACATGTTACAGATACAAAGGTAAATGATGTTTTTATCTTATACAATGGTATGAATATTAAACAAAAGACAATATCAATTAATAGTAATACTAAGTAACGCATAGTAATATATAGTAACGCAATTATTAAATATCACATTCACAATTTAGACAAAATCTAAATTATAACATAATTGATAGTTTTGTTTTTCAATTAAAAAATAAATGTCTTTTTTTGCACAAAACATTTGTAACAAACGAACTGTTTTTAGATATAAGCATCATTAATCATGGGAATATAATATGGCTGAAAAAAAACAAAGTTACACAGAGGAAGAATTGAATGAAATGATTGCATGGTTTAATGATCATGCTAACCAACTTCCCAAAACAATGCAAATTAACAAATCTGCGTTCACTCCAGATTTAGTCCTCACTATCGAAAGCTGCATCATGCAGGCGAAACAAAATTTAGGAAATTACAAGATGGAAGGATCATTCTTGCTTCTAAGGCAAATAAGAGCCAATATTGAAAAAGGAGAAAACGATCTTTTGTAGATCCGTCCTTTACATAGATAGCGGTAATCCTTCCGGATGTCCGCTATCATTTCACGGAAATATGAATTCAATAAACTCGCCTGACCAGTTTTCACCTTCACGACAGAATTTATACACATCTCCAACCTTGTATAATATATAAACACATTCATCCATAATAGCAGCCTTCTCTGCGATTGAACGCATATGTTCCACCTCCCTCATTGACTTATTTCCTTGGCACAAGCAGTTTTTCATAGTTCGCACCTCCTTATAAATTTCTCAATAGAGGGCATAAGCCTGTACGTAACATAATGCCTCCTTGCTTTGGAGCTTACCTTGAAAATTTTATAGCCATATTTCTTCTCAATATCAGAACCAAAAGAAACGCCATAGCTGGCAATCCTTATACCATTTGATATTGGTATTGCCGTGATAGAACTATAAAAATCTCCACGTATGATAAGGTTTGGAGTATTGTTCCCTCTTGCAGAAAAACCCAGATATGAAGGTTTCGGTTTCTGTATCTTTGTCTTCCAATTTTTATAGCGTTCGGCGTTTTTCTTCCAATGCTCTCCATAAGTTTTTTTAAAGTATGGGTCCTCAGTATATCCAGGGATCAAAGGATTTTCATCTCCATCAACACCACTATATAGCTGTTCTCGTACATATTCCTCAAACTGAGGAGCATCCTTTTCCATCTTATCCCTTATCATTGGCTGAATGCCATCAGCCAATTTCTTCCAACATCTCGCGTATTCCTCCAATGTCATAGCAAAAACGGGGGATCAATCTCCCCCGCCTCCTAAATTACTGTTATTGATAATTCTATTATATACGGAAACCAGCCTTGATTTCCGCCTTTCTCTAGAAATGTCCTTCCAGAATACATCTATATTCTGAGCGACAAACTCATCCAATGAAAGTTTGGCCACCTCGGACTCTATAAATGTGACTCCATTAATTCTCATTGTACCCATTGTTCAATCCCAATGACCCCATTAGCCTGTAAAATAGAAGGAGATTTAAGCACCGGTACACCTCCTGTCGCTGTAAGCACACCGTTACTGTATTCCAGTGCTGACGCACCAGAAACGACTGTTGAAGCCTTCTCAGACAATACAGCGCCATAATATGCAGTAAGGTCTGTGCGGTCATAGTGATCCACGAGTTTATATGTATTCTCAGGAGATGTCATTTTTACAAATTCAACATAATTCAATCCCTTGAGAACATTTTCCAAATTTACACCCGATTGTTTTACAGACATGTTTTTCATCATCTTCTCCGTATCGGAATACATTGCATTAAACGCAAGATAAGCCTTTTGTCCGCTTGAGTCATAAGTCTGCCCTGTAGGGTAAACCCCTGACAAATCGAATCCTGCAAGCTCGTCTGTTCCGTCATCCTCTCCGTAGATAACATTATTCTTGTCAAAAACATACATATCAAACAATGTATCCTTGTTGGCTACAAGATTAGCTTGTAAAGCTAGATTAAACTTACGCAACGTGAATGTATCCGTCCTTGCCGAATAGCCCGTTATTTCCGAACCGGCATAACCATTTTCCGATGTATTGGGTTCACCACCGCTTACCGCATATTCCGAAAATCCTGTAATAGGATAAATTCTGTCCGGATAATCAGCATGACAAGCCTCTTCCAAAGCATCAGCAGTCAGTTCCTTTGGCAGTTTTTTGCCATGAATGACCAATATAACACCTGCTACCTTGTCCGGTTGCAGGGGGCAGTAATTCATTCCAGTATTAAATCCGGACGTGCTGCCGCACTCTCTAATATCTGTTCGCATAACAATTCTGATTTTTAACTGTTAAATCCAAATTCTTTATTTCAATAGCATCTATCTTTTCGCCAACTTCCTTACCGTCAACATCAACAGCACCACGTCTTCCAAAACTATAATTTTCTGAATATGTATGGCTTACAATACCGGAGTAACCGAAATCAAATTTATCACATTTTTTTAACTCTTCTATGAATCTGTAATACAAAGGTCGAAGAATACCTTCAAAAGATATCTCACGACGTTGTTCATTTGTATACTTTTCCAATGTATTGGTAGCGATTATTATGTTTACAGATGCCTTACAAAAATAATCCTCACTATCCCTTTCCTCGTCTAAGGGAACATACAGCCCTATCATTGGGAATTTTCCCAATGCTGTCACCCTGCTTTTCCCAAGAAGAAGAAGTGTTTCCCTTATATAAGAACTGTCACCATATATGTAATTTATCTGTTGATCCATTCTTTTTGACAAGGAAGCACATACATCTGATATTATATCGATTATCATATTCCAAGAGAATTAATTGTTTCCAACAATTCGAAATCGGTGGCGATATCCGGATAGTCCGCTTTATTTGATTTAAGCCACCTCACAAGTCTGATATTCATTCTTACCATGTCATTCCATGCGAATATCATTTTCCTTTCTGGACTTACAAGACGGCCGTCATCTTCGTCAGCCTTCACACCTGTAATAGTTGCCTGTGCATGATTATGTCTCAAATAATGAAAATATATATAGTTGGCAACAGGGGATTTGGAAACCTCACTATCACCATCACTATATCTCACGACAAGACGCGCTATAAGATCATCCCATCTTTTTTCCTTCGTTTTCCTTTCGTTGGCAATATATGATGAGAATTCCTCATACAACTTCTCTCCAAGGAGTTTTCCCAGATATTCCGACTCATATTGCATTACAAAGCCTTGAAGGCTGGCAACTATCGCCTTATTAGTCTCAGAGGGAGTATGTATATTCAATACAGCACCCTCAATATCAAGAATACCTCCTTGAAAAAAAGTATAATCCACTAACATTACACAATATCTTTGAGGTTCTTCTTTTTATTGAACAAGTCTTCAGCACCGATTTTCTTAGCATCCTCTATCAATTCCGTAGGAACGGTGGCAACACGCCCATCTTGGAAGAACTTAGCTGCAAGTAACATATTAACACTTACCTTATCACCTTTTTTATAAGAAGCTCCGTCCTTTGCGAACTCAACCTCATAAGTTTTAGTCAAATTTACCTTCATAGCATATATAAATTTATCCGCCGACAGCGACGGGGGTTATAGCTTCAATAACGGTTGCAATCTTATCCTTGACAAAAGCTGTTTTATATTGTTTTTTGATATAAACCATCAATCGTTTCTCACCAAGGATAGTCACCATATTTTTAGTGAAATCATCATTTTCCCACCCAAGTGTAATGGTAAGGACCCATACATCACGGATGTTAAGATAGTTAAAATCTCCAACCCAAATATCACCTTGTTTGATCGCAGTGCTGGTTTCCACTCTCAGACCTTGAATCAGTTCATCACCAATACGGAAAGGACGAAGATATTGCCCATTAACATCCTTAGTCAACTGCATTTGTGCATAGTCAAGAGGATGCATGAGCACAAGGTTTGGGCGATAAGCCATATTGGACATTGACACAATCTGTGTATACATACCAACAATAACATCATAAGTGTTGGGCTTATCTACTTTCAGAGTTGTCAAGGAGAATGTAGGTATATCACTCCCAATCCCTTTAATCTGACCACCAGAACCAGTACCAGACAGAATACCTTCTTCTTCTTTCAAACCAATACGATTGATAATCTCAGCCCTAACCTCCGCAACCAACTGAGGCAAATCAGATAATGTTTCTTCGGTTACTTTTGCGCCAAGAGCCACTTTGCCAGCATTGATAGTAACTTCTGACAATGTACCGCTCATCATAGGCTTAAGACCGCCTTCTGGAACCCATTCGGCTTCTTCTTCACCCGGATTGAACTCCGCATAAGTTAATGATCGTGTAGATATTGCTGCCACATTGGCAAATTTACGGATTACAGTCTGAGAACGCGGATCAACAGATAACTGACTATCAATTGTCATGTTATAATGTGGTGCCACACCTGTACTCTTCAAGGGCTCAACATCCTTTTTGCTCATAACAAGTGTAAGGCTTCTCTTGAATCCAGGAGACTGCTTACAAGCTGTTTTCAAGTCCACGGATTTCTCTCCATGTTTGCCTACAGTAATGAAATCCTTCAATTGCTCTTCAATCTGCTGGTCTACAGATTTGAAAACCGTTTCCCCATCTTCATTCTTATGCATTGCACCCTTCATGCGAACAATTATCTCTTTCATCTCACCAAGTTCCTTACGCACTGTTTCCAATTCCTTTTCGGAGTCTATCTTTTGAGTAACCTCATTTAATTTATCCTCAAAAGTTTTTTTGTCGATAGTATCGTTCATGAAATCACCTACAGTAGCGTTTATTGCGTCCTGCAACGCCTGTAATGACTTCACGGAAACCTCATCCATTCCCGACAAATCAATTTTGCTTAAAAAGTCAAATTTCATACTTCTTTAAGTTTTAAAGGTTTTGTAAATATTTTTATTTTTTCATCGGCTCCCTCTTCATCAAGTGGCTTGCCTGCCGGCTTGTATCGAGCGAGTGACATCGCTTTTCTTATTAACGTTTGAACTTCCTCTCTCTTCCTTATTGGAAGTCCTTTACATACATCACTTATTTCAACCGGAAGTGATTCCAACGCACTTTCATATTCTTCTGCCGATTTCAGACCAAGATATTCAGTTTCCCCGTTACATCCTATGGACACTACGGATATCTCATATAGAATGACTTCCTTTACAACCAAACAGTCACGTTCCCTATCATATTCACATTTTTCCCATACATAACTATAACCTATAGAGAACTGGTTCAAAGTTCCACTTTCAAGCTGTTTCAACGCTTGATTCCCTCTTTCCACATCATCAATAGACGCTTCAAAGTAAAGCCCTTTCTCATCTTCTTGCAGAAGCGTAATGCGTCCTATAGGTTCATGCATGTCATGCATCCACAACATGATAATCTTATCATTAGCAGAACTTTCCGGACCTCTCTCCTGTATACTTTTTGAGAAACATCCTTTCAAGAGCATATCACCGAACTTATCAATGTTATTGAAAATTGCGGCATAACCACTGATAGTTCTGCTGCCAGAATCATATTGTATCTCCTTTGCATAAAAAGATAAGGATTTATACTGCTTCCCCAGCCTGTCCTTGTATTTGCTTGTCTCCATCATTATTTATTTCTATTTTAAATTCCCCTTTTGGGTTATCCGGATCAATATCTGTAAAATTAGACATCTCAGTTCTTGCCTCCTCAAAAGTAATCAGCCGGTTGTTATACAATGAAGCTATAGCATTAGAGGCTGTAGACAAGGCATCCGCCAACTCTTTCATGTCCTTTTGAAGACAAGCGACATGAGTAAAGTCCATTTTGATTATTGCTCTGTCCTTACATATAGCATTAGTCAAAGCCTCTGTTATACATTCACTGTCAGGAATAATAAGATCCTGATATGCCGCTTTCTTTGCCTGAGAAGAGTTATCATAAGTACTTCCTTGTATAATCAGATTGGCGTCAAAACCTATGGTCTGAGCTATCGCCTCCAAACACGCCTTATCTTCCTCATGAAGCTTCAATTGTTCCGTATTTGATCCTAATGTAATCCATCCCAGTTTCTTAGGAGTCACCATGATTTCATACAACTTATGCACTATGCCATATTTCCTTTTAAAATCATTCTGCAATTTTTGGGATTCAGACGGAGTAATGGCGGCATTCCCTACATCAGTCGTATCATTCCCGTACAATATCCCTTTTGGACCTCCATTAACTATAAGATTTCCTCTCCCTATCAGTTGAGCCATATAGTTTCGCGTATGCGAAGATAATGCGTCTACAGGGGAATGGAAGGCAATTTTCCCTCCATTATTGCTTGGAATATCCATTATTGAATCGTATATGACAAAATATTCCTCATCCCCAAGCTCTATATTTACATCTCCCCAACGTATATATACCCTTTTAGCAATTGAAGAAAGTTCTGTCTGAGTAAATGGGTCTTTACCGAATGATTCCATATAAAATAATTCGGGAGGTATTACCATCATGGATTTAGGCAGGTCGGATTTTAAAGCTCTCAATGTATAAATAGGGCAAAATCCGAAACATTTTAAGGATATCTCAACCTGTTTTATAAAGGAACGCCCACTCTGTATTATATTTGGACGATTTAAGAGAGTCACAATATCTTTAAAACTCCTCTTTTCATTCCCGTTCATATCTGTCACGTAATATCTTCCGTTCTGAATCATTCTTCCGCAATGATCTAGAACCATTGCAAACGGCCAACATTCATGCAAGGCTCTTGCTTTCCCCTCAACAGTAGACATATCGTAATCTATATTTCCTTTATTGCCAGGAAACAGGCTCTCTACCCATTTAGGTACATAAATAAAATTACCCCCATCATCCTTACCATGATAGGTGGCTTCATCATACATATCCTTATTTGACTTCTTTAAAGAAGGTATCTTAAACCAGTGTCTCATATACAACAATAAAGGCAACCGCCGTTATAATACAGCAATTGCCTCCACAGTGATCACGTTCTAAAAGTGGGTATGGTGCAACTTCACACCATGAAGGCAATTGCCTGTTACAAAGGAACAAATTAATTTATTAATTAACAAGTAATTCAAATATTATTTTCGTTTAATATAAATTAAAATAATAAACTTCCAATTTATATACTCTAAAAATACCCATATTAAAAAAAGACCAACATTTTTTGTACAACATCCGATATTTTTTTGCCAAAGTTTTGATATATCTTAAAAATATACCAATTATATATTATATTTTTTCGATACGTAATAAGACAGTGCTGCTACAGAATAAATTGCAGCGCAATCATCTGAACCATTATAGTCCAATACTCCATCCATAAACTCATTGTATTGCGGTATCTTGTCATAGTCTGAACGGAACATCACATTATTTTTGATAAAATCCAAAAAAGCAGATATCCTAGCGTCTGCTCCCATATTTTTATGTATGATTCTGACATCATATCTATCCCTTAAGCCCCGTGCTATAGGAAAATAATTTTTTTCACTTTCAAACAAGATCTCCGCAGGAGATATCCCTTCTAAAAATGACAGAAGAACATTTTCATCAAATGAACTTATATATGTCACATTATCGATATATATTCGCTCATTTACATAACATGAAACCATAATAAACTTTCCGGCATATTCGGGAAGAACATATACAAGTCTTGTCCCCTGAATATTTTTAGATATATCATAATATCTCATATCTTTATTTTCCTGCTTAATTTTACTTCGTTTTCTTTTTAAGGAGAAACGAGTATATTCATCCTTAAACACCCATACGGTAATATAACGTAAGCAGTCGCAAATGTGCCCGTACTTCTCATAAGACTGCCCCGTAACCTTATCCTTAACTCTCGTCTTCAACATTCCACCGTTAACATCCTTCTTGGCATTATTATAATCAACAACTGAATTCTTACATCCGTCATCTACTGAAAAACACATTCCGGAACCACCATCAAGCATGTAATTGACAAACTCACCAGACATGGGCACGGACGGATTAGAATATGGTATCCTTTCTTCGACATGGTAAGTACCTTCCAGCCCTTCTACGAACTTGTCAAGGAATGACCTCTTTTCATCATCTATAGTATTCCCATTCCTTGTTGAAGCGTCACCATATAAATACAGCATATCATTGTATCTGATTGACCGCAGATAATCAACAGCCATCCGAGATGCATGCGTTACTGTGTTAAAGGGATCACCGGCACATATCTCATTAAACTGCCTTATATGACTTCCGTCCACTTGATAAAAACAAATCGAAATATAGGGAAGAACATTGTTATCAATAGAAATATGCACAGGAAGTCCCTTGATATATCGTGTTGTTTTAATATGCCTATTAGAATCGAAAGCATATAGAAACTCACCCCCCGTCTTAATACTACCCCATTCACCCAGCGCATATACCCGGTAATAGTTGTAATCATGTTCCTTGTACCATTGATAATTGGATATTGTCTGCCTGTCATAATATCCATATTTACCGTCCGGAGAACCAACCACCCAAAAATTATTTTTATAAGACGAATGCAGTTCTATTGTATCCGATGGGTACTTTTCCAGCTTTCCTGTACGTTCATTGGCGATCATTCTAGGTTTGCAACCCCGTTTCCCTAATATTGTGCTGTATGCCTTTGGCAAAGAACTTTTAGTAAGAGGATTTTTCACTTCGCCATATAGTTCATTTGGAAGATCGTCCCATTCATAAGTATCAAGAATTTTCGTTTTAATCCATGAATCCTCAGATACAGGATTAAAATTGCATATTATCTGCAACCCTTCCTTACCTCTAAGACGGAAACGTATCTGAGTAAAATCTTCATATTCGAACTCGGTTGCTTCTTCCATCACTATCCAACGATATCCAGTGATAGACTTTATTTTTTCAGGATCATCAAGCCCTGTAAAGTCAATTTTACAACCATTTACACAAGTTATATTATTTTCCTTAGGCACAAAGAACTGACTCAGTTGAAGAGCCTTTAGTTGGGTCTTAAACTCTTCATACACTGTATTCCTCAGACTAGCTCCCACTTTTCTTACAACAAGAGCCGAACCTTCGCAAGAAAATACAGACAACAACACAGCCTGTGTCGTAGATACAGATTTTCCCGATGAAGAACCACCTCTGTTTATAATGTACCTGATATTCTTATCATGCATAGCCTTACGGATATGCCAAAACAGAGGATTGAACAACTTATGTGAGAATACCATCTCTATCATCACTCGTCCCCAATTATCATGCGCACATTAGTACTGACATCACTTTTTACCGGAGCATCCCATCCAAGCATCTTGCTTATCTGTGTAATGGCGGCTATCTTGCTGTATAGCCGTATCTCCACTCCATATTGAGTGTTCTTAATTGACTGTATGCATAGACGGACGGATTTCGGAATATTCTCAACAGACTTTACCATATATGTATCTTTACCAGAGGACAGCAGATCTATCGGATCAACATTCACCACGCTTGCAAGAAAGCGAAGCACATCATCCTTCTTCATATCAAACCTCTCGCAAGCCTCAACCTGAAGCTCATTCAACCGGGAGGCCACATCTGAATTTTTGAGAAGGTCAAACGCACGTTTGTGCACAGTTCCGTCCTTCCAATTCACACTGCACGGATAAGCTTTCCGATACGCCTCTGATGCGTTACCCGTTTCTATATAATAGTGGCAAAATTTTTCTCTATTTATTACAAGTTTCTTTTTCATAAAAGTCTTTTCGTCCGAAGAACGTACCGTGCTCCTTTACACGGGATCATTACAATTCAAAGTTACGGAAAATATGAATAAAACAAAAAAACATACCATTTAATTCATATACCCTAAAAGTACCCTAAATTCATTGCTAAAATTCAAGTTTAAGCTCATTCACAGGATTAACTTTCTTTTTCCACTTTTCGCTTTCCGATATACATCGTCAATCAATGATTTAAGCTCGTTGATGTAGCTTTCAAGGGATGTTGCAGGCATCCCTTTCTCTTTTTAAAACCTGCCATTTCTATCTACCATTCTCTTTTCAGAATCAGTGGCTTGTCTTTTGGGAAATTTCCCATGCCACTTCCCCGGTATCATACGCG